CGAGCATCAAAGAATTTGACATTGTGCGATGAACCAGAAATATCACAGGACATAGCAATCTGCGCTCAAAGTAGGCAAAAGATTGAATTTTCATGATATACTCTAATCATTGCACAAGTTGATATTGCTCGTATATTGTATATAGCAAAACTAATATAAAATTGGCACAATATCACACAAATAAATATAAATATATATCCTTTAATAGATTAGATTAATGTAGTATTTAGTAGTAGTAGTTTTCTGAATGTGAGTTATATTAACTAAAATAGTTTATATGATGTAAGGTATAACGCGGATATATAATCTAAAGTTTGTAGTAAAGGAATCTAATAATATGATATGTCAATCGGCAATACACCATGTTATAGATCAGAACCTTTGCATAAAACTATTAGATTATATGGGGACTTTATAAAGAAACGACAAGCAGTTGATTTTCTACCAGAAGCGAATTTTCTAGTTGATGATATAGATTCAATATATATCAAGACTCAGGAAAGAATCGACAATGGGAAACTGTATGACAAAAGATCAGCTAGTTATGGAGAACAACTTCGAAGAGATCCAAAACTCTGGGATAGAACAATCAAAGCAGCAAGAGCTAGCTCCTATCGTGCTCCCAAACCCGATAAGCTATTCATTGCCGCTAGAGAACTTATCCAACCAAAATATTTTGGAATCAAAGCCGTCTATTGGGCATATAAAGAAATCACAAAAACAGATCAAGTATGGAATGAAGAATTCAAATCAGCAGATTTTGAAACCTTCTTCAATACAGTCTGGAAATGTTCAGCAGCCCCTAGTAGGATCCAGCAGAAGGCGTTTGAAGATCTTGGAAAAACGTATTCAGAAGCAAGAAAAGGTGATTGGAAGACTCTCAAAGACAAACACCTAGCTGTTAAACATTTATGGATCCAAGGCAGAGATAATAAATACAAGTCAAGAGAATCCAAATTTAGGAGATTAGTTGATAAGAATGAAGCATTATATAAAGATAAGAAATACGATGAGATGGTTAATGATAGAAAGTTATGGGATTCTTTACCATATGTTAATATAGGTCCTAATTCCCTAACAATTAGAATTACAAAATTCTCTAATGGTTATATTATATGGAATCGTTTCACGCATGAGGGAGCTGTGTTATTCTGGAAAGATCATGAAAGACTATTAACTATGATTAATGGCAAGTTAAAACTCGATACTTACTTTAAGACTTATGATACAAGAAATAGTGGGCTCACAAAACGAATGGTTGAAAATTGGAACCTAATACATGATACATTATTGCATAGCATCGATGTGGCAGTTAGAACTGTTGATAGATGCAACCACATATGTAAAGCTTTTGATACAATGCAATTCACATATTATTCTATAATTGCATCTGATATATCGAACAAATCATATGAGACTCAAAGCAAGAAATGGGCTCTGAATGGTTTTGAAGAATTTTGGGATGTGAATTCATTGTTAGAAAAGCTGATGGCTAAAACTCCTGGAGTTACACAAATGCTAGAATTAATGAAGACATATAAGATGCTACCTTGTCCAGATTTCTGTCATTTTTCAGGTATACCAAATCTAGCTAGACAAAATTATCAACATCGCACAGTTAATCTTGATTCAAAACATACACTTAGTAATGGTCTTGAACTAACGATTAGCTCAGAAGAATTTTGGTTATATCAAAAGAGAGCACAAATGAAGACATTTCATGCAAGACATGGCAGATTACCAGGAAATCTAATAGTGAACGATGATACTCCTGAGCATTTAGTTGCTTATCCTCTAATGAGTGCTGACCAGATATCACTTAGTGATATGAATTTTATCGATTTTGAGGGAGCATTTATGTGGCACTCTTTCAATGGTATTGAGCATGAATTAGTCAAGGATAAAACGATTACAGCATCATCTGAAGTTGCAGAAGGTACATACATGAAAGATGGTATAGAATCAAATCAAGTCTTAAAATATCTGTTTGATCCACAGTTTCAGAACCAGGATGAAGTAAATCGAAGATATTATAATGATCAAGAGAATTGGAATAAGAAGATAAAAATCGCATGGAAGGCTGAAGCAAAGAAACCTGATTCTAGACTGTTTCAAATGAAAACTGATGAAGATCGTCGAGTTTTATCAGAATTCGAAAAGAATTTGTTTGAATACATTAAACATAGAGTTGGTGTATCTATTGGTGGAAGTGATATGGATCTACATAAGAAGATGGCATCTATGAATGATATGAATGAACCTCTGCATGATTTAGTACATGTTTCCTTTGATTTAGCCGCTTGGTCACCAGAACAACCACCTGAATTCAAAGAGCTAGGACTTAGGAAATGGGCATATTGTTTTGGAAAGCCAGAGATTATGAAACAAATGAAGATATTCAATGATAGAGAGATATTCGCAGATAAGCTAGGTCATACCGACTCATTTAAAGGCATAGGAGTAGATGTTCAGGGTTTTCATGGGAAAATGAATACTGATCTTCATGTTGATATGATGAGCTACTGTGTTTTCAAGGCTAGACAGTTAGGTGTGACTGATGTTCCTGCAGAGTTTCTAGGGTTCATTGATGATGGTCTGTTAAAAATGCTGTTATCAATAGCTCAGTTCGATACCAGAGTAGCAATACTATGTGAGATTATTGAGTTAGTATATCGAGCATTTGGTCAGGAAATCTCTTGGGATAAAACATATATATCACAAATCTTTCAGATGTATTTAAATGAAGTATTAGTAGATGGATATCGAGTCACTCCTGGTGCAAAATCATTCTTATGTATAGGAGAAGTACAAGATGTTCCAATACCAAATCTAATGGATGAGTTAATGGGTCATGCTGCATCAGTGCGAGGAGCTATTAAAGCTGGTGCAAATCACAATGCAGCATATGCAGCATATGTAGAAGAGTATTTCTTTTCAATCTTAGCTTGGTCTGGTTATAAAGCGAAGAATTGGACTGATCTTGCTCTGCGTTGCTTTTTACCATTCAATCTAAGTGGTTTTGCATTAAACTCTATTTTTAGCTTATCTACTAATGCTACATTTGATTCATTTGAGCAGTCATTGGCAAATTGTCGAATGATCGCAAAATCCGCGCCAGTATTTACCAATTGGTTTAAATCAAGGATTAATGTAATACCAGAAGAAGTTGAACCACATGTAATACTCAAGAACCCAAGAACAATGCATTTTGGTTTGAAATGCCTGAACAACACAAAATTCACCAATACTGTACGTAGTATCGTCATGACAAAATCTGTTAACACGTATATTCGAGATATATCTCGCCAGGTTAATCTAGATGTTACTGCTACACTTGATGAAATAGTTGGGAATTCAGACACTTTGAACGCTACCATTTTAGAGTTACTGTGGCAAATTGATCCAAGATCTACAATTGAGACTTTACTCGGCAAATTGAATAATAGTGAAACGGCAGCTAAAGTGATTGGTAAAAGGAAACATATGGCTCTGATGCTAGTTTACAGATTTCAAGCGAAAGCTGTTATAGCATTAAGTTACTAAGCCAATCTAAGCGTAAGACCGATAATTTGACCCCAATCAATTGTGACAATACCTCCTCCATATAGGTTATCATTGTATATAGCACTCCATGTCACATTGAGCTTTAATGTTGTATATATTCATGTACATATTTCATCACCGAGATAGGTTCCAGTGTAAATATCCTGTAGTATGTCGACGTCCAGACTTGAAGGCGAATCTAAAAGTGTAGCAATTCACCCTGAAGCGGGGATGCGGATTGTCTAACACAAAAATACTACGGGTAGACGTACATGAATTAGATTAGTCAGAACAATCTATTTTGCAGCTTAAGTAGCTTTAGCTTGAATATCCCTCATATCGTCATGA